GGCTTCGCTGGATCTACCGGTCCTTGAAAAAACAATCATCGAGAAGATCGAGGAAGCCAAGGGTTACAAAAAGAAGGTTGTATCAGTTAACTCGGCAGAGATGGTTGAATTAATTGATAGGTACAATGAAACAATTATTGCGAAGAACGGTATTGAGATTGAAAAGCGAGATAACAAGGTATCAATTGAGAAGTTGTTCGCTAAGATTAAAACAATGTCGGCTGAGTTAGTTGAGACTAATGAAAAGATCGCTCTGTATGAAGATAACAAGGAAGCTATCCAAAACATTGAAAACCTTATCTTCTCGCGAGACGAGATTTCTGATAAGATAGAAGCCAACAAAAAAGGCATTGAAGTCTTTGAGGAAGGGCTATCTGTGCATAATAGAACGATTGGGTCGCTTGAACAGAAGGTCGAAACTCTCAAAGAAAAGAAGCAAGAGCTACTTGATATCCGAGCAGAGTTCGCAGCTTACGATTTGTTTATGCGCTGCATGCATTCTAACGGTATCGCCTATCATATTATCAAAAGACGCTTGCCAGTTATCAATGAGGAAATAGCAAAAACAATCTCAAACATCGTTGACTTTGAAGTCTTCTTCCAAGAGGATGGCAACAAGTTAGATGTTCTCATTAAACACCCCAATTTCGAAGCACGCCCCATTGAGATGGGCTCAGGCGCTGAGAAGACCTTAGCTTCAATGGGCATACGTTTAGCCTTGCTCTCTGTGTCGTCGTTGCCGAAGGGGAACATCTTTATACTTGATGAACCTGGAACTGCTCTAGATGCTGAAAATATGGAGGGCTTTATTCGTATGCTTGACCTAGTTAAGACGTATTTCAAAACAGTTATACTTATTTCTCACTTGGACTCTCTGAAAGACATTGTCGATACAGAGATCACTATAGAAAAGACTAACGGTTACGCGAGGATAAACCAATGAGTTCAGCATTTTGGGAAGCGCTTTTTAGCGGCTTAGCTTTTAAAAAGAAAAAGAAAAACTAGTTCTATCTTGGCCAATTATATACTTGCTTAAAATATTGGTCCATTACTCTGTCTTTAACTTCATCGGTCGACGTGTACCAGACCCACACGAATAGCTGACCTATTTTAGAAATACGTCCCATCGTAAGTTTGATATCTTCTTCAATCCAGTCAATATGTTTGTCGTCAATGTCCCCCGGGGATATCCCAAGATCAATGGCTATGGAATAGAGAGTATACCAGTTGTCTCTTTCGTAAGCTTCTTTGGCTTTCTTAAAGATCTCTTGCTTTCTTTGAGATTCTCCGAGAGAGAAGCCCGAGGCAACTAATTTGTCAGGGTGTGTTTCGTTGGCAATTTTGCGATAAAGCTTTTTGATTACGCCTAATTTATTGTCGTCGTTCTGCTCTATCTCATCGGGGTTCATGTAGAACTCTTCACCTGTTTCGCCATCCATAAAAACTTCTTTATTTTGCTCTGCTACGTTGGCGGGCAGCTCGGCTTGTTTGGGCTCTAATCTTTCCTTTTGTTCTTTTTCAGCCTGTTCCAAGAGCTGCTTTGCTTTTTCATTATTCAATTTTTTTAGGTGCCTGTCCCAAGCCCTTTTCTGCAACTTGTCTAGCCGCGCCAGCCTTTCAAGAAAAGATTCGTTAAAGCCCGCTCTTGCTTCGGAAACTAGCTCCTCGTGATACTCTAAGTCAGCGTGAACAAACTCAGCTTTCTTCAACATTTTCTTAAATTTAAGCTTGGTGCGTTTAGACATAATAATGCAAGAACCTATTTATAGTAGGAGTAAATTCGATGACTAAGAAAATGCGACACATAATAGATAGAGGCTTGGACAAGCTAGTGTCCAGAAAGTTGTTGGCGTGGGGAACCGCGACAGCGTTACTGTTATTTGCTGATCTGGCTTCAAGCGATTGGGTGATAATTACCACAGTCTACATTGGTGGTCAGACTGTTATTGACGCTGTAACAAAACTTAAAGGATTTGGTGACCGATGAAATTTAAACTAATTGCAAAACAAGCTTGGCTTTGGGCTAAAAAGTTTTGGTGGGTGATTGTTATAGCGTTGCTATTTGTAGGAGCCGCCATGGCATCTGCGCTTCTGCGTAACGGGGTGCTACTAGCACGGGTTATGGATCTGCTTGATGCCAAAAGAGATCAACACGATCAAGAGATGGAAACACTGTCGCACATCCATAACACAGAGGTAACTGAAAAGAACCTTAGGCTTGAGGAACATCTCAAAAGAAAAGAAGAACTGAAGCGAGAGCTAGAAGAAAGAGGTGAGAATCTCAATAAAGAAAAAGAAGCAGAACTTAAAAAGCTTGTAGACGAGGGGTATAATGATCCGGAGAAGTTGGCAAAACAAATAGCTGACGTTTTTGGATTAGAAAATGGCTAAGAAACTACTAAGCGCTTTCGTAGCGTTAACAATGCTAACACCGGCATTTGCTCTGGCGGACGAAACACCGGATCCAGATTATGTTGTCCTGCCCATAGAGGCTGGCGATATTGTACCATTTGACGGTATACTCTTGTCGCTTGATGCCGCGGCAAAGGTTCTGAACGAAAAAAGATTTTCTGATGTAGAGTGTGAAGTTCGGGTTGAGTACGAACTAAAGATACAGGAGCAAAACTATCAACTTCGCTTAGATTACAAGGATATTGAAATTAATTCTTGGAAAGATAAATACGAATCAATGATGATATTGAAAGCAGCAGAGAACGACCGACTCATGGAATTAGTTACAAAGCAAAAGCCAGGATCAGAGCCTTTTATGGTTGCACTAGGATTTGGTATTGGCACCCTAACTTCATTAGGAATCTTTGCTTTATCCACAGAAATAGTAAAACAATGAGTGATAAACAAGACTATGTTGCAAGATTAGAGAAAGCTATTTCGCAGAAATATGGCGAAGAGGCGACTCACAATCCACAGCGCTATTGGGACGAGGATAAAGAAAAGGAATATCTGCAACAGTCCGTAGAAGAACAGCAAAAGTTTGCCAAGAATGCCGAATCTCAAGACAAAATAGAAGCAGATGGATTTTTAATAAACAAAAAACTACTTAATAGAGATCATAATAGGACTTGTCCTGTTTGCTCCAAATATTCTTTTCATCCCCGCGATGATTTGTATATGATTAAGTATCAAGCTTGCTTTAAATGTTATGTTCAATATATCGAAGGCGGGAGAGAAGAGAGATGGATAAACGGGTGGAGACCGAATAAGGAACAATAAAATGGCTTCAGTATACGACATTGTAAAAGGAATCAACCAAGCGGCAGCTAATGCCTATGACGGAGCGCATGACGCGACTCTAGCTGCTGACGATAAAGAGCGCAAAGCTGGACTTAAGAGAGAAGACGGTCATTATATTCACGACCGACGCGTTATGGATGGTTTTGGCGTCAAGTTCCACGGTCCAATTCTAAGAATTAATTATCAGGCAGAGACAAGACTAAAAGAAGTCCAAGACAAAGGCTTTGAAGGTGAGATTGAGCAGCGTCTACAAGATATTGCTAACTTCCTAAAGAAAGAATACAAAGCCGTCACGGGTGATACACTAACCTTGACAAAGGAAGGTGAGCCACATGTTCTCGTGCAGCGTATTTCTAATTACCGCACCGACGTTCAGGCTCATTGTGATTACCGCATCGGCGGCCTGACTGGGGTTGAAGATGTGAGTGCGGGATCCGATAAGGACCGCCTCGACAAAGCAGTCAGAGATTTTCTTGCACTAGGGAGAGATAAAGCTAAGAAGCCTTCAAATGTGAAGGTCTAATATGGCTGCTCTTACAAAGCAAGAGATCCTAAAAGAGATTGTTAAAGCCGGCAAAGATCCGGTTTATTTTACAACAAGTTACTGTCGCATCTCGCACCCGCAAAAAGGTCTAATTCCTTTTAAGGCATTTGATTATCAGCAGGAACTGCTAAAAGACTTCCGCGATTATCGTTTTAATATTATTCTAAAAGCCCGACAGTTGGGCATTTCTACTATCAGCGCTGCGTATGTCGCGTGGCTGATGTTATTCCACAAAGACAAAAACATTCTTGTTGTTGCGACTAAGTTGCAGACGGCAACAAACCTTGTTAAAAAGGTAAAAGCCATCATCAAGAATCTACCAAAGTGGATGCAGATCTCTAATATTATTGTTGATAATAGAACATCGTTTGAGCTTTCAAACGGCTCACAGATTAAGGGCTCGTCAACCTCAGGGGACGCCGGACGTTCCGAAGCTCTTTCGCTTCTAATCATTGATGAGGCTGCTCACGTTGAGAAGCTAGAAGATCTGTGGACAGCACTCTATCCTACGTTATCCACAGGTGGTCGATGTATTGCTTTATCCACACCCAACGGTGTGGGTAACTGGTTCCACCAGAATTGTGTTGAGGCAGAAGCAGGCACAAACGATTTCCATATGACGACGTTGTTATGGGATGTTCATCCAGAGCGTGACAAGAAGTGGTTTGAAAAAGAAACCAAGAACATGTCCAAGCGACAGATCGCCCAGGAGCTTGAGTGCAACTTCAACGTTTCCGGCGAGACTGTCATACACCCGGACGACATACAGTGGTATTTGGAAAAAGTTGCAGCGCCAGAATACAGAACTGGCTTCGATCGAAACTATTGGATTTGGAAACAGTATAACCCGGAGCTTCCATATCTAATCGTGGCTGACGTTGCACGGGGCGATGGTAAAGACAACAGCGCATTCCACATTATAGAACTACAAAATCTTGAACAAGTCGCTGAGTATGTGGGTAAACCAACGCCAGATGACTTCGCAGATATTCTTTCTAATGTAGCAGCCGAATATGGCAACCCTATGTTGGTGATAGAAAACAATAATATTGGCTTTGCTGTACTTAAAAAATTGATAGATAAAGGGTATCCTAACCTATACTATGCAACTAAGACTGACCACCAGTATGTTGACCCCCTGACAGCACAATGGCAATCAAACGTAATACCCGGGTTCACAACCTCTTCCAAAACAAGACCATTGATCGTTGCGAAAATGGAAGAGTTTATGAGAAATAAACTAATTACGATTAACTCTAATCGCTTACTTTCTGAAATGAAAACATTTATTTGGCACCATGGACGACCGCAGGCGATGCGAAGCTACAACGACGATTTAACAATGTCGTTCGCTATTGGGTGCTGGGTGAGAGATACAGTGATTGTGGAAAGTCAAAAAAATGTAGAGTATAGTAAGTCATTCTTATCTGCGATAAGTACGGCGAAAACAACCATTGCTACAACAATCCCTGGAATGCAGGGGCACAAGATTACAAAAGAATCTGAAAGAGCCAAACAGGCAGTAGATTTTCAGCAACAATATATAGGACTACTAAAGGGCTAGGATAAAACATGGCTAAGAACGATAACAACCCAAGAAACCCGGCGGCACCGCTGTTTAAAAGACTGACCAGACTCTTATCTGGACCGGTCGTTAACTATCGCACGCAAGTTGGTAGACAGGAAAGAAGAGCGGATCTAGATAAGTATCGTTATCGTTTCCGCTCAATGTCAGGACAGGAGTTTAAGAGACATGACTCTAACATGTCTCAGAACTATAATCTCTTTACCTCAGCCGCTTTCCGTAATCAGAACCGCTCTGAAAGATACATCGACTTTGAGCAGATGGAGTATATGCCTGAGATTGCTACCGCTCTTGATATCTACGCTGACGAGATGACTACATCAAACGAATACGATCGACTTCTAAACATTGATTGTCTTAACCATGAAATTAAAACAATTCTAGAATCACTCTTTTATGATGTTCTTAATATTGAATTCAACTGCTTTGGCTGGGCTCGTTCTATGTGTAAGTACGGAGACTTCTTCTTGTATATGGATATTGATGATAAGATGGGCATCACATCCCTCATCGGCATGCCAAACAACGAAGTTGAGAGACTAGAGGGACAGGACCAGACTAATCCAAACTACGTTCAGTATCAGTGGAACGGCGCCGGAATGACTTTCGAGAACTGGCAGGTTGCACACTTCCGGATTCTTGGCAACGATAAGTATAACCCATATGGCACATCCGTGCTTGACCCTGCTCGTCGCATTTGGCGACAGCTTACACTTCTAGAAGATGCGATGATTGCTTATCGTGTTGTTCGTGCGCCAGAGCGTCGAGTGTTTAAGATTGACGTTGGCAACATTCCGCCACAAGACATACCACAATATATGGAAAAAGTCAAGTCGGAAATGAAGCGCAACTCTCTTGTTAACGCTACAACTGGACGTGTGGATCTTCGCTACAATCCGCTATCACTTGAAGAAGATTACTTTATTCCGATGCGTGGTGGCGTTGGATCGGAGATCACATCACTCCCTGGCGCCAAGTCTTTGGACGACATTGAGGACGTTAAGTATCTTCGTGATAAGTTGTTTGCGGCGATTAAGATCCCACAGTCGTATCTAACCAACCTTGAAGGCGGTACAGAGGATAAGACTACCCTAGCACAGAAGGATATCCGTTTCGCAAGAACTATTCATAGACTTCAAAGATCGTTGGTTTCCGAATTGGAGAAGATGGCGATAGTGCATCTTTACACATTAGGCTTCAGAGGTCAAGACCTTTTAGGATTTAAGATTACTTTGAATAATCCTTCACGCCTTGCCGAACTACAACAGCTTGAGTACATGAAGACAAAGTTTGAAACTGCCACATCAGTTCCTGAGGGTACGTTCTCAAAGCGCTGGGTTGCTGCCAACATTCTTGGCATGTCGGACTCTGAGTTCCTTCGCAATCAGCGCGAGACTTTCTATGATCGCAAATACCAGCAAGCCCTAGAAGGTGTTGTTGATGAAGGCGCAGAACTTGGTGGCGATGAAGGTGGTCTCGGTGGAGATCTTGGTGGCGACTTAGGGGGTGACCTAGGCGGTGATCTCGGCGGTGACCTGGACTTGGGCGGTGACGAACTTGGAGGCGATGACGCCGGCGCTGAAGGGGGCGAGGACGACGTTTTATTGGCAACCCCGGGTCGTAGAGAAGACAACCCTACAAGACACGAGGGTGCCCCATACAAGCCTGTCGATGTTGACAAAAGAAGAGGATCTTCTACTAGACATTCCCAGGGACCGATGAAGCGTGAATTAAAGCGTATGGTCCGTGGACCTGAAATGGGCAGGACCTCCAGAACTGTTCACCCTGGTAAACTTGGTATGCCTGACTTTAGATCGCTTGTTGGTCTGGAAGAGAATATCAAACCTACTTATACTAAGGATGAAAAGACACTTTTTGAGAACACCAATAAAGTTCGTATGTTAGTAGAGCAAATGGAAAATAAAGAGGAAGACAAAAATGAAGCATAATAAAAAAAGAAATACAGCCTTTATTTATGAAACGCTTACAAGAGAACTAACAAAGGCAATCGTTGACAAGAACGACAATAAAAAGAAAGTTGTTCTTGCGATTATCAAGGAAGGCTTTGGCAGCGAGACAACTCTCACCAAAGAACTCATTCTTTACAAGACTTTACTAGAGACAAGAAGCATCCAGGCCAGTGTAGCCGAGAGAATGCTTCAAGAAACAAAGCTTGCTTATTCTAAGCTGGATTCCAGTGAAGTATTTGATGCACAGTCACAAATGATTGCTGTAATGAACAAACAGCTGGGCAAGGATGTCTGGTCTAACTTTGTTCCGAACTTTAAGTCCCTTGCTTCCATCAATGCTATTTTTAACACCAAGACTCCCGTAAAAAGCAAAGTTCTGTTCGAACAGTCGATCGTTGATGCGATGAGCGCAGAGCAAACACTTGCCGAGTCAAACAAGATGGAGTCTTTGGACAATCTTACTTACAACTCTTTTATTAAGAAGTTTAACAAAAAGTACACAAATCTCCTCAAGGAGCAGAAAGATCTGCTCAATCAGTATATCACAAGTTTTGCAGATGACGGGTTTGAGCTTCGTATTTACTTGAACGAAGAATTAGAAAGGCTTAAGGGCTTAATTAGTGACGCGAGTCAAAATACAGACGAGC